TTTATAGTTTTTTATCTATAGATTTATAGATCTCAACACCTTCATCTGTTTTTAAGAAAGCAGCAAATGCTGAGTAAGGATTTTCATCAAAAGGTACATTCATTAATTTTCTACCGTTTGATCCCCATGTAAATGTTCTTTGATCACCTGAAAGTCTAATTATGCCAGCTTCAGCAGCTCTAATAGCTGTGTTTCTTAATTGAACATTATCATCATTAGCTAAGCTAATAAATAACTGTGGATTGTTTCTAGCAAATAAACGTATATCCCTTTTAAGCTCTTTAGAACTCATAGAATTTACTTTAGATCCAATTTCTACTCTTAATATAGCTTCTATTTGATCTATCTCCATGTTTCTAGCCGCATTTAAAGCATCTATTTGTAGGTCTAAAACATCTAATTGATCTTTAGCTTCTTCAACCGCACTAAACTCTTCATATAGTTTACCTTTTAAAGGGTGATATAAAGATAATAGTTTTTGTAGGTTTTGTTTTTCTTTTTTAACAGTTAATGTTCCGTCATAGAATCTAATATGACCCATAGTTACTTCACCTTTTTGTTCATCTACAAGTGGTGAATCTTGGTTGGTAGCGTATCTAATTTCTCTTTGCTTGCCTGACTTTTTATCAAAATAAAGCAAAGCATGTTTTCTAGTGTGCTTACCAGGTATCGTGAAAGTTAAAGGTGTTTTGTTTCCTGTTAGATAATAAACTCTATCTTTAATTTCCCACGTTGTTTTTGTAGGTTTAGGAGCGGATTTTACCGCAACGTCTTGAGGTGCAACCTCAATAGTTTCTGCTGTAGCTTTTTTAGCCATAATATAATAAAATTAAATAGTTATAAAAATAATACCCCGCCCGAAGACGGGGATATTATTAAGTTTGAATCATTATTAGATTCCTTTGAATAATACAAAGTTGTTAGCAGCTTGTGTTACTAAACATCTTTCAGATAGGAAGTTAACTTCCATAGCATCCAATGTAGATGTAAATGCACCACCAGCAGAACCAGTTAACCAAGATTTCATACGACGATCATCACTTTGTGAAGCTCTGTATCGCACGTGTAAGAAAGGTCTACGTATATTAGTTCCTAATACTTGATCGTAAACAGTTGAAGTTCCAGCAGGCACTAATACTCCTTCAATAGAGTTAATACCATTAATACCTCCACGAGTAGAAGCGTCGTTCAAATATTTCCAATCAGTTTTGTAGAAATCGTAAGATCCTCTACGGAAACCACTAAATCCAAGATTTAATGCCATTTCCTCAGAGTTTTCAAATAAACCAAATGCAGTACCACCGGCAGTTCCACCAGAGATTGCAGCTAGCATATCATCAAAATCAAGAGCTGTTTGTCTTTGTAAGAAAAGCATGTTTTCTTCAATAGCACCTTGAGTATCTAAGTTTTTCAAAATAGCATCAAACTCATCTAGTCCAGCAGCAGCAGTAAATCCTACTTCTACATTACCACGAGATTGAATAGCAGCAAATAAACCTTCAGATCCTGGCATACCCGCATTAGCGTAAGCGGCGCCTCCAGCTCCACCAGCTCCTATTTGGCTATACTCACTTTCAACCATTGACATTTCTAAGTAATCTTCAAAACGTAAACGAGTTTCAGATTCAGCTTTTAAATACCACAAGTATCCAGAAGTTCCGTCTTCAGTTGCAACTTCAACCCATCCAATTTGTGCCATATCAGATCCAGATACTACGTACTGGCTTCTTAGAATAATTGGTGAATTAGAAAATTGTGTTAACTGAGGCTCTACGCTTTGTCTTGCGGCTGAATTACCAGCTCCAGCACCAATTGTAGTTCCTTTTGTATAAGAAGAACCATACACAAACACTTTAATGCTTCCGCTTGTTAAAGCAGCTCCACCTACTACGGCAGCTCCACCAAAAGCAGATACAGCAATTGTTCCAGCAACTGGTCCTACTGCGCTAGCAGGGGTAGATGCAGTAACAATACCTTTTTCTTCAGCACCCGTTGCAGTGTCTAAAAGAACAACCGTATCATTTACTGATATAACATTTTGCACACCTGGAAGACCAGCAGCTGGCGCTACTGTGATTAATCCTGTTCCAGCAGCAAATGTACAATTGTCATAAGATATGTGTAATCTATTTTGTTCAGACCAAATTACTTGATCAGATGTCATTGGCATTTCAGCGCCAACCATTCGCAAGAATCCAGATAACGTTCTGTTTCCATAACGCTCTACTTCTTGTTCGTAAATTTCTGGCAAATACTGCTGAGCGAATGTATCGCCACCAGTTGCAGCAGCACCAGTATTAAATTGCAGGTAGTTACTGTTTAAAATCTCTTGCGTTGACGAAGGGATTAAACTACCAAATTGAGGAGTTAAACTCATAATTGTTTAATTTTTTTAGTTAAATTTTCTAGTTTTTATTTTAAGTTTTGTAGAATCAGCACCTGAAATAGCTTTAACTTTAAATCCATCAATAAACACATCTCCTTGACTAGTCCTAGCTTTAGTGTCAGTAAGGTTTTTAGATTTGTTTATAACTTCTTTTACGGCATCAGCTTTTCCTTGCTCATAAAAATGAGAGGCAATCTTATCTACATTTTCAGCAGCATACATAGCTTTGTGATAACCATTAACATCTTTAACATTACCAGATTCGTCTAGGAACTTCCCAACGAGGTTTGTTATATTAGACTGGTTTTCTGCAACTTTATCTACATTTTGAATATTATACTTATATTTCTTTTCACCAACGCTGATATCAAAACCTTTGAAATCATTGCTAAAAAGCTTTTTTGTATTATCTTTAAACATTTGATGCTGTTGCTCAGCTTGTTCTTGTTGCTTATTGTATCTATTGAAAAAATCCATAGCTTTTTGTTGTTCCTGAGTAACGCCCGGTCTCAACTTGATCTCGTCGTAATATTTACTCTTGGTCTCTTCTAAAAAGTTTTTGGCTTTTGCAACTTCTTCTTTAAATGCAAGTTTCTTTTTTCTTACATCTTTTTCCTCATCTATGTCTTCATCATACTCAAAATCTTCTAATAAAAGATCAAGATCTTCAGAATCTAAATAAGGTTTGTTTTTTTTGTAATACTCTTTAATAAGAGTTTTATCGTCTATGTTACTGTAATCAGCATTTAAACGAGTATAATCTTCTATTGTTCCACCGGTTTCTTCCATAAATGAAACTAGCTTTTCAATGTTTTCTGGCAATGGTTTGCCTAATACTTTTTCATCTCTTATAGCTTCTTTAACTTCTGCTTCAACTTGTTTAACTTCAGCTTCTGTTACTTCTTGGATCGGAGAAAACCCTTCAACATCCTCGTTGGACTCTTGTACAGGTTCTCCCACCTTTGCGCTATCTTTGGATGATTCTTCCACAGATACCTTCTCTGTTTCTCCGATTTGAATGGCATCGTCTTCTTTTTTTATTTCTACTTTAGTTATGTTGCTTTCTAGCTCTACTAAAGGTTCTTTTGGATTAACATTTACTTTTGTAATGTTATCTTTTGTTTCGTTAAATTTTTTTGGTGTTGTTTTCTTTTTTAATTTAAACTCACCTTCCTGTTTAACAGGTTCATTTGTTTTCACTTCTGACATAATATAATATAATTAAATAATTAAATAAACATTTACATAAATGCGTTCATACCAGCTTCTGACTGGTTTTCAAAGTTAATTGGTAAACCATCATTTTTTCTTTGGCTTATCATTTCACTTTGCTGCGTACCTTCCATTTTTATACGCTTATCTTTTCTATTTTCTTTACTATCTTCTTTGGACTGTTGGTTGCTTAGTTCAGCTTGTTTTAATTGCATATCAAATTGATGCTGCATTTGCATTTTTTGTTGATCAAGCTGAGATTGTATTTCCATTTTTTTAATTTCCATTTCAGTTCTAGCTTGCTCGTATTGAACTTTAGACCCGCTTATAGCTTCTTGTTTTTGTACTTCAGCCATAGCTGTTTTCTCAGCTGTTTCAGCTTGAGCAGCTGCTTGAGCCTGTATGTTAGACTGTTGAATCTCCATGTCTTGCTTTTGCTTACGCTTACGTTTAATTTTAAGCATTTGATTAGCAAGTTTAAGATTTTTTATTTGTCTTACATCAATAGCGTCGTCTAGATCAATACCACTATTTTGCAGAGCAACTTGTATATTTTGTTCAAGCTTAGCTTGTTCTTCTTCGTCTGGTTCTAATTCTAAAAATATACCAAAGTCATGCAAGTTTAGAGCGCTTATTTGCTCTAAAGTCTTTGCATTAAACGAAGATATTGAATTTTTAAGAGATTCAGCTGTTAAAGGAAATTCTAAAGCATCTGCTATTTTTAGTGAAATATTTTCTGCTATTTTAAGAGTTATATAAAGACTAGACTGATTAATGTGTTTAGTAGCTGTGTTAGAAGCGCTAGCTGCTAACTTCTGCAGTCCTATAAGAGTGTTTCTATCTGGTAAACTACCATCTCTAGCTTCATTCAAACCTGTTACATCACGTATCATTTGTAGGTAATACTGATAAGTATTAATTAAACTAGATATTTTAGCGCCGCCATTACTACTTTGTAATTCTTGTATTGGCACTTTTCCTCTATTTACTTCACCATCTTGAGTAAGAGATCTACCAACTATAGAACCTGTTTGAAAATACATGTTTAAAGCCTCAGCTGGATTATAGTTTGTTCCATTACCTAAGTCTACTTCTGCTAAGCCGTCCATGTCTAAATAAACACCATCAGGTACTATTCTGGATAAAACTTGTTGAAGCTTTAAATGGGTTAATTGTATCATATCAGCAAAGCCAATGCATTTACTAACTAAAGAATCAATTCTTCCTTTGTACATTCTTGGTGCACATATAGCATAATTCATTTCTACTTTAGTAGTATCAGCGTAAGGTCTTGACATGTTTTCTGCCATTTCCCACTTAAGCATTGTATCTGTACCTAGTACTTTAGCTCCAGTATATAAAACTTCTATAGATCTTGAAACCCTTTCAAACATGTCACTTTCAGGTGGATTAAATGTATCTGGCTTTTCAATAGCTTTTAATAATCCTTGATCTGTTTGTTTTATTTTAAATACCTGGTTATGATATGTTTTGTAATCAAAATACAAAACCTGTACGGTGTTTTCGTCGTATCCGCTAAAACCTGTTACGTATTGTCTATTGCCTGGCATTTTTTGTATACGCTCAAGCTCTTCATTAGATATGTTTGGAAATTCTTTTTTAAGCTCTGGTATTGTTATAGACTTAACTTCGCCTACGTAGTATATATCTTGAAAATTAGGATCTTCTGTGTACGAGTACACCATATAAGCAGGATCTACATAATCAACAGTAATACCGTTAGCTGTATTGAAACTTGTTTTGCTAGCAGCAATACCGCATACGGTTAGATCCATGTTTAATCTTCTTCTAACAAGATCATATTTGTTTTGAGCAAACACAGTTGTTATAGCTTCTTCTTCTGCTATTTCCACTGACTGCTT